GCCCTTACTAGCAGCCGAGTCTGTAACAGCTTGGTTACCTTGATCGAGTTGGAATTGATACCCTGTGCTATTCTTATAGTTATTAAACGCGGCTTGCTGTGCAGCAGGATCACCGCCAACGCCGAGAAGACTCGCCAAGCCTGTATTAGCTTGGACACCAGTATTGACCTGAGGGTTTAACGCTGTGCTCAGGCCCGGATAAGCAAGGTTACCTGACTGGCTAGAGTTCTGTGATTGCTGTTGACTCTGGCTTTGGCTTGCGCTACTATTATGTGAGCCTCCGAAGATCGATCCCATTATTGTTCCTTGACTAAGATGAAGAGTTCACAAGGGCCAGATTGCGTATGTACGACACCATAAGATTTGAATCCTAGTTGTCTACTCATCCATCTTGCTCCTAGTTTTTGTAACGGGGTCAACCCTCGTATTGCTTTAATATCAGTATGTGAGAATAAGAAATATAACATAGCCTTAGCAATGCGAAGTGCTTTACGTCCTCTAGCATTGAAGAAGTAGTGACCAGTATAATAACCGTCATCTCCTTTTTCAAACATGGCGTAATTGTTTTCAGTATCAATAAGAGCTATGTTATCTTTTATTGTGATCCATTCTCTGGGCTCGAAGCCGATGAGTTCGTGTCTGTACTCTTTTGTGGCTTCGGCAAGGGCTTCGGCGTTTCTTGTAAACTCAATGCCCAGACTCTTACAGTCTTCAGCCGGGCTGTATTCGTCAGACATATCTCAGCATCCGAGTAAGGTATTAGGATTTGGTCGGTTGGTCCAGAAGAAACGACGGGGTCTGTACTGGGTCCGTTGCTGCTCGTGGGATTGTTATTGACGGAGGAGGGATTACTTGTTCTTGTGATCCCTTGTAATTGTTTGAAGCGCAAGAGGTTAAGATTGTACTTACTAGCAAGATCACTATAAGACTGATCAGCTTCATCGGCTTTTTGTTTGTAAACTTTTTCGGCATCTGATTTCGCTTTCCAAGCCAACGCTGTGACTCGATCATCTTGTTCGTGTATCTGAGCTATCTCTTGAGTATACTTATTCTTTGCTTTATCATACCCTACGTGTTCACCGTAGAAGTAAAGACTTACAAGTCCTACACCACCTAGTAGATAAGGAAGCAGAGACATCCATGAAGGAATGAATGGCTTAAGCCACGTCAGTAATTTTACCATCTGGGACAAGTGCTCCTAACATAGAGGTTACACAGAAGATGTAACTCCAAGGGGTTGGTAGAGCAGAGGCCGAGGAAATTGCGGCTCCGAATAGCAACCACGTACTACGTTCAGTAATACGATTTTTAAGATATTGAATAATGTGCATATTAATCCTTATAGATGATTAAGTACGAGAAGCCCCGACCACCAAGAACCACTTCCTTGGATAATAGAACCAAGCCCTCCATTCGTAGAATTTACTGGACTCCCTGTAAAAATTCCATTTGTCCGTGGATCAGTACCGCTAGTGCTTTGAGCGATCAATAATCCTTGATCAATACCGGGGACTACGTTTGTATCACGAGTAGCTACAAAACCAAGGACATAATCTCCTTGCTGCACATTATTACTATTAAGACAAAGAGTATTAGTGCTTTGGTTAGTCGCATGACCTCGGATTGTAATACTACCAATAAAGACGATAAACCCTGCAACACTTGCATAAGCACCGCCAGTGCTCGCTGAGACAGAACCAGTCGTAATATCTCCAGATGTCAATATTTTATAAGCAACCAGTCCTGCCATAGTACCACCACTGGATTCAACTAATATCCAACCAGACGGTGTACTAGGGCCATAACCTCCAGCAATAAAAACAAAGACTGTATCTCCTGCTACGGCTGTACCCGGAAGAGTATAAGTAAAAGTCGTCAATGTAGAACTATAAAAGAAACCCGGAGTACCTCGAACACTCGGAGGAGTATTACCGCCACCCCCTCCTCCGCTTCCGAGATCATGCCAAGCCGTATCATATACGCTTGTAGTTCCAGTATCAGTACTTCTCCAAACAGCCAAACCATTTGTAGGTATACTAGGAGTAGCGGGACGACTTGCAAGAAGACCCGAACCTAGATAGGTAGTAATCAAAGGAGAGGCTGACATATATTATCCTACGTAAATTGGTGTACCATCGGGTAAGCACATAATGTTGACTGGTATGTCTCCTGTAAACATAAATGAGAGACTAGAACCACCCGTGATTGCAATATCGGCTTCACCTGCGGCTGAGGTAGTAACAGTTACTCCTGAGCCTGTGAAGTTTAATTTTACGACACTTCCTACAACCGACGTACCTGCTTGGTACACAGACAACGGATTTGCTACTGTCACCGGTATCCACTTAGTACCATTAAAACCGAGAACTTGTCCATTACTCGGCGGGGTCGTCGTTTCATCTACATCGGAGAGTTGCCCTAACGTAGCAGCCAGTGCGATTGTCCGATCAGAACTTAGATCACCTCCTCCCGTTAATCCTGTACCCGCAATGATCTTACGGGACTCTGGAGTCGCAGTATTTAGAAGAGTATTATATGTTAGCTGAATACTCAGCCATCTAAGAAATTCTGGTGTAGCCAACCCTTCTGGCGTACTCATTGGAGAGTTCCAAGGCCAAGGGTTAGGATTTGACATATTAGTAATCCTTGATTAGACGCGTAGCGTCGTTATGATACAAAGTATCTACGGTGACGATGCTCTGCATCTATTCCTGCCCGTCTATTTGTGCATCTGCTCCATCAATGTGAACCAGACCACCGGTTGTAGTAAATTCAAAGACTCGTCCGGGTATCTTCATTTGACCGAGACTATTCCATTCAACTCTTTGATCGTAATTTCCTGCCTGTAAGGCGAATGGGTATTCTTGGCTCCACGTTCCTCCATAGTTATCACTAAAGCGAAGACTAATAGTAGGCATAGGTTGTGTCGGATCAGTGAGATTACCAACACTAGCAGCAAGACGTACTGAGTCTACGCTTTTTCCTGTCCTACTCCGAGATGGTAAACCACCTGTAACCGTGTAGATGACGCTACGAAATCCATCATCAAGATGGCTCGTTGGGTCCATATAATAAATCTTACTATAGATCGCATCACCACCAATGATTTTACGGCCTGACTCCCAGTCAAATCCATTAATCATATTCCATTGGCCAAAGCCGGGTGTTTCAAATTTACACCACTGTTGGGTTACTTGATCATAAACCCAAGTACCTTCTGGACCAAGATCAAGAACATAGAATGTATGTCCGTCAAAGTCAAAAGTCCATGAACGATTTCGTGTCTGAGTAGGGATACCTGATTTGAAACCAATCAGCAGGGCTCCTTGTGTTACATCGACTGACAAGTCATTTGCTCCTGATACCAAGCCTAGTAAGGCTGTCTGATTTAGTTTTACTGTCTTAGCAACACGAGGTATATAAGCAGCCATGATTGGTGTTTGTGATACACGAATTTCATGTACTGGTGTAGTTCGTACTGCTGCCAGTAACGGTGCTTGTGCTACACTAGGAGATGTACCACCTTGTCCAAGATAATACATCCCCCCTTGTGTAACCGGAGTACCGTGTGTTAGATCAGATACTCCACTCATTTAGTAATCCTTGATTACGTCAACGATGCTTTGCATCTAGACAGTCCTATTGAATTGAATCTGCCCCGATGTTAGAGTTGCTGGAGTAATAGCAGTTCCCGTATCGGGGTCAAGCTCGAAGACGGCTGTGTTATAAGTCGGATTGACTGCGAGTGCAATCTCAGGTCCTTGAGTAATCGTACCACCTGCACCTACGAAGTTAGTCTTCATTTTAGCAGGACCAGCCTCAGTCTTGAATGCTCGGGTTACTGCCATGACACTACGAACAATCGTAATACCAATAGGCAACCGAGAAAGCTTGAAGCTACTTGGTCCGGGGATGTCAGCACCACCTGAAAGATTGGTAGTAGCCCATACCGAACTCGGGATATTCGTGCTACATGGACCGATACTATTACCTGCACTACCCGCTGTGTTAGCCAAGATTTCCATCTGAGGAGACGGGAGTTCTTGACTCTGTACATTAGGATTAGCAGCAATATCGGAACTGTATAACGTCCCTGCACCTGTACCGCCATTGATTGCCTGAGCAAGATTATGGAGGCTTGCAGATATACTCGCACCAATCAGGACTTGATACCCTGTAGTCAATGCAGTCTTAAACGTGTAGACTTGGCTACCAATCGTTACTGTCTGACCATCCGTAGGGTTACCACCCAACGTCAGAATATTAGTAGCACGAGACAATGTAGCCGAAATATATGTATCATCACGAGGAGCCAGAAACGCTTCTGTATCCTCAGCACCTATGGCACTCCACTGTCCTATACCATCATCTGGAAGATAAGACGTAGGCATCACCGTATTATTGTACGGAGCATACGGAGTCTCATTATACTGACTCTCATCTTGAGGAGCAGACTCGTACCCGAGAAGAAGTACGACGTTGTTCCAGAGAGAGTCGTTAGCGAGATTACGACCAAACGGTACCGTAGTAGGTGTGAAATTAGTCGTATACCTAGCCGCTGTAGTATAACGTGTCTCGTCCATGTAGCCGATGAACTGGCTGTTTAGACCAGCATATTCTGCACTACCAGTAAAACTGACAGTACCACCGCCAATGACAATAGGCCACGTGCATGCGTAATACGTATTCACGTCTGTCACGGGTACGTTCTGGAGAACACCATTGATAAACAACATAGTCTGACCAGATGCTCTGGAGACTGCGATGTGATACCATTGCCCCGGATTAAATGTATAGGGTTGGCTAAAGAGTGTTTGAGTCGTATTAGCAGTACCATCAGTACTAATACGGAACTCGATATTGCCACCATTCAGGCCCGGACCACATAGGCTCAACTCAAAGCTACGTTGGTTGGCGTTGACTTCACACCATTTAGCAATCAAAGGTACACGGTTATTACTCGTAGGTAATGACGTAAATCTGAAAAAGCTCTCGATAGTATAATCACCGCTACCGGGATTAAGCCGTGGGTTATCAGCAAAAGCGAGGACACCGTTGGTGAAAGAACCAATACCGTTGCCAATCTTCTTACGATAATTAGGCGTCCATCCTGTTTGTACGTCTGTGACAGGCCAAAGAACAGCCACCTGAAAGTCACCAATAAATGTGGTATTCCGCGTCCCAGTTGTATCCCAGACGTGCATATCTGTCAAAGATGAAGTCGTAGTATTACTACCATATGCTACCTGAGCAATAGGAGTCGTACTATCAAACGCACCTGAATAGACAAGACATGGCGTAGACGAGTCATCAATGCGAACTTCAAGATACCCAGATGTACTAGATAACTGCCAGTTCATCTCGATGTAATGCCACGTACTCGCTGTCATGACAGGAGATGTACTCGTAGCAACGATAGCACCAGCACTGTTAGTGACGTTTAAACGGCCAGTCGTATCAATGTAGATACGCCCTAGAGTATTATTATTCGTATCACGAATATCAACAAAAGGACCCTGACCTGTCGTACTAGGAAGGCTGGTTACGTACCAACGAAACCCTGTAAACAGGTTAGTATAAGTAGCAGGGAGGACTTTACGGAGAATATCCCCACCATTTAAGGTAAAGCATATTTTATTAGCAACGATACCTGTAGTAATATCAGAAGAAACTTGAGCATACATACCATTCAAGGCAGCAGCGGAGACACCGTAAATTTCTCCATTATCCATGAAAAGTGTTGCCATTTAGTAATCCTTGATTACGATTACGATGCTTTGCATCTAAGTTCCTGACTCTCTTTTGAGTTGTGTTCTGATACGCTCTTCAATACCGTGATGTGAAATACGTTGGACTCCACGTCCGATACTATATACGATACCGTCAAACCCTACAATGATGACTTCGTCTTTTACTTTGACTGCAGTACCAGGAACGGCACCACGATCATAGACACGTCCTTGTGTAGGTTGAAAAGGCGATAGACTATCTCCAGTAGCGTACCAAGCCTCTGTGTGTCCTTCACCAATCATCCAGACAGTATCACCTACGGTTACAAGGTCTTGAAGTACGTCAGGCTGACTCTCCGCAGTTGCGAAGTCCAGCGGGTCTACTACAAGGCTTCCGGGACGTAGAAAGTAAAATTGATTACTTCCCGTGATACTCATAAGGACATGGCTGGCGAGGCTGGCACAACTCTTGACTGGTAGTCCATTAGGCATTTCAATACCATACAGGACATGTACACCAGCACCAGTAATTGTAGTCGTACCGAACGCCATACCTGTACCAGAATATACTGTAGTAGCGATTGAGTTAGCCGAAGATAAGTCTGACTTACTCGTCAATACAATCGTATTACCTGAGACCACAGCAGTAACATCAGGATTTTGACCACCGAGATTACTCGAAAAATCAGTCCCCAGAGCACCTGTAAATGATAACAGATTTACCATGTTTTGAAGGCTTTGCGCCGTAGTACCGCCAAGCGTTGCGACCCAAGGGCTGGCAGCAGTACCGGCAGCGACACCGTGAGGGGATGTTCCCCATGTGTAATAGTTCGCCCCAATCTGTATGACTTGGTTGGTGATACTTCCTGTAACGGTTAGAACGCTAGTACCTTTGACACCACCTTTATAGTACTGTAGGAGTGTCCCGTCAGTGATAAAGAGATACTCATACCCTGCACCAATCATGAAGGTCATTGAGACCTGTCCTTGGTTTTCGATATAACTCGAAATAGGTATCAACGTACCTGTCGTAGTATACCGATACATACTCGTACCAGTAACAAAAAATAGATCACCATTAAAGAAACCCGGATGGCTATAGAAGCCACGGACTAGGCCGACATCACTTGTAGTCACCAAAGGAGTACTACCGGGTCGAGCCAAGAGTGAGACTTGGTCTTCAGGGTTTGTGGGGTTAGTTTCAAAGAAACGATTTAGACATTGAATTTCAATCTCATTAGCAAAGTCTCTTTGATATGCTTGTCTTCCTAATGGGATTTGAGGCATCTTTTATCCTACGAGATGTTTCATATGAACGATTGGCCATCGAGGATCAATCTCGATACCTTTGTCTTCTAAGGCTTTGACGTAATATTCACGGTCTAAGAGAACACCCTCCCGGGGCTCACCTTCTTTATGAGTCTCAGGAGGAGTCCTAAACCAATTCAAAGGAACGTCTTCAGCTTTATTAAAGATACGTGCTTCCCCGTCAAGACTATAATAGTATGCGGGCCATTGAGCCAGTACTTTAGTCGGGCGGGTCATACGCATTAGAATGGGTATCCTGTATTGAAGAATTGAGGCGAGCTGCCATACAACCGGTTACGGAACCGTCCACCATAACGAAGATCACCGCTCATGTAGAGAAGACCATCTTCACTAGCAACTGGGATGACTTGTTTATATCGTGCCCGGAACTGGTTCCTAGTACGTTTAAGCTGCTCTAATGAAGCAGGGTCGAGTGTTTGTCCGTACCGAGGATTTAACCGTGCAGCTAACATGATGACAAACATGTCATCGAACTCAGGCGGGAATGGGAATGTCCCAGTAAGTGTCAAATTGTTAAGAGTAACCCAGTTACCTAGATCACCTCGATACATCCACTCGCCGTCAAATGCAGACGTCTGAAGAACAATATCAGCCAATCCATTAATGTTACGGCCATTACCGTTAACCTGAAGGTTGTGAGTACTAAAGTTTTGGGCTACGTCTACGACACCAAACCTAGCCCCATCATTAGGACGAGGGTGGAGATTGACGTTACCAAACCCTGTGAGATTGCACATCAACCGAGTATTCTCAGGAATGAACTGATCTGCAGGGAGGCTATTAGCGTACCAAGGATAACCTGACGGAGCATTAATATCAAGCTGCCCTAACGCCATAGGCTGAAGCTGTTCTCCTGCTTCGTTGCCTATGACGCTAAGTACGAGTGTTTCGAGACGGATCAAAGCTTCTGAATACTGATCTGTACTAGGAAGCTGAGACACAGGTATGACGTTAGTTTCACGATAAGCATCAGTAATAATTTGAGAGACTAAAGTCATACCTTATCCTTAGATGTAAGCAATGTTGAGGATTACGTCACCGGCGGTACATGCAGTCGCATCAAGCAAAGCCGATCCACCGGTAAGAGCAAAACCAATACCGGTTGCAAACTTAATACCTGCAGGGTTACTGATAGTAACAGACTGACCAGCACCGATAGGGATATTCAAGATTGGGGTATCAGTACCCGGAACAGGTGCAGTAGCTTTGTTAAACAGTTTGAGATAACGTACAGACGCAGCAGCGTTAAATACGTTAATTACACCAATGTTACCAGAACTAGCCTTGACAAGTGTAGCGTTAGTCGTAGCTGCAGCAATCAACGTGCTATACGTTGTAAACCCACCGATAGTAGCCGAAGGAGAAATAGGCGTACCGTTAGTAATATTCGTTACTGCAGTGACAGTCGATACCGTGGTGACAGTACCAGATGTGATCGTAACTGCTGGAGTATTCGTGATATAAGCGTTTACACCAAAGACGTTACCGGTCGGAGCAGTACCATACGCGGTGACCGTACCAGTCAAAGCAGTACCGTTGTACGATGAAATATCGTGACGGAGACCCCCAAGAGTCGTCAAGCTAAGATAGTTAGACGTTGCAGTCGTATATACAGGAGCAGCTGTTGTAACCGCACCCATATGTAAAGTCCCGGTTTGACCCGATGTAGTACTAGCTGCAGCAGCGTTTGTAGGCTGGTTGGCAGACGTAGAAGCACCAGTCGGGAGTGGTAACAAAGCTGCTGAGATAGCAAACGTACCTGTACCTGCGTTAGCTGTTACAGTTGGTGTACCATTAATATTAACATTACCGATAGTATTAGTACCAGCAGGAAGAGGAGATGCGGGGTCAAGACCAACGCTCATACCCGGTACCATAGGTGCCGAAGTTACGTTAAGGCTAATACCCATCGAGCCTGAGCCCGTAATCTGTGTATCTAGACGGACACGGAATTGAGTACATCCTGCAAAATCAAATTGAAGACCATTATTGAGGCTACCAGAAAGAGGGTAACCCGAATAACCATTATAGGATTCAAGAGCAAACCCTTTGATAGGCAGCCATGCAGCGCCATCGTAGACTTCAAATGTGACGTGTCCACCCGTGATTGTGCCAGAGCCTTTAAGGCTGACCAGGACACCATCATAGCCAAGACAAGTCGTGCTAACAGCAGTATTAGCTGCGGTAGCAGAAGTCCAAGTAGCATTCTGAGCTGCAAGGTACGCATCTGCAATATAGATAGGAGACGAAGCCGAAGCAGAAACAGGTACTGCTGTCTGATCACTCGCGATTACAACAGGAGTTGAGCTAGCAGAGACTTGTTGTCCTAGAGTCGGTACAGTAACAGTCTGCGAGGCTCCAGTTCCATCAAGGATTGTATAAGTTTGAGACATTAGTTACTCCATAACGGAAAGAATATGATGTACATACTATTGCGTGTTTGATTAAACGCAAGGCTAGGATTACCTACTACGACTGGAGCGCTTCCTTGCTCCGACTGGGACCATTCTGAAATCATTAGACAGCTAATGTCCCTGATGCACCACCTGCTAGGGTTACCGTTCCACCATGACTTCCTAGGAAAAAAGGAAGAGGGAGGTAAACACCTGCGGTTACTGGTACAGCATTGATAATAACCGTAGTCGTACCGTCATCATTATTACGAGTAACTGTAATAGTTCCGCTGGTCAAAGCTACAAAGCCGCCTAGCTGAACACCGTTTACTGATGCGGTTGAATTAGCCCCCATTACAACAGGAGAATACCGTTCTTTAATTACTAGATCAGCCATGTCATTCCTTAGATGCAAAGCATCGATTACTAAAAAGAAATCAGGGGCGTGCTAAGCAGAGGCCCCTGACATATATTATGCGCCGTTAAGACGAACCATCCGACGACGATCCACCACGTTAGCAGTAAGTGCGACGTCAAACCGAATACGGTGATCACCAGTAGCGAACACCGAGTCCTGCCACATACGAACGCTAAGCGGAAGTTTGGTCAGCGACTTGCGCGAACCAATACCGGTAGCGGGCGTGATGAGGTCAGCACATGCGATAACCACCGAAGACTTGTTCGCGATAACACGTGGTTTAATCGTCGAGTTAGCAGCGGTTTTCCACGTCAATGCAGCGTTAGCAGCAGGGATCGCAGTAACCGTAGCGTGTGCGGTATTCGCATTCGTCGAACCAGTATCTTCACCGGGCTGAACCGTACCGGGTACGATAATTGCAGGGAAGATACGAAGTGCAGCGACGTTACCCGAACCATCTGCGGTGTACGAACCCACGACTCGGAAGTCCTGTGAACGACCCAACGAAGCTTGGAGTCGGTTATCATACGCATTGACACCGGCAAGGTTAAACACAGCGCCGTCTTCAACAGTACCACCAGCACCAAGGCCCGTGACACTAATCGTCTGGGTGAGATACTGGCCCGGAGCACCCGAGATAGCTACGAGAGCGTAGTCGGTATTCTGAGCAGCACCGTTGAGCGTACCATTCGTGCGAGTACCTGCGGTAATCGTTGGAAGCTGTTGAGTAAACAACGTCGGGATACCCGCGACGCTACCTTCCCAACCATTCCGATAAACGCCGACGCCCATATCAGCCAAAGCAGCGTTACCCGTCGAGGTCAGGATAGCGTTACCGAGCGATTGCTTGTCACCGTAAGTCAGGACGGCACGGATGTCTGCGTCATCAGCACCCTCTTCCTTCAGACGAGTATACGCCGAAGCGACATCGTTAAAGGTCGAGACACTGTTACCCGGAGTACCAACCCAGTTATTTGCAGCCTGAGCCACAAAACCCAGAATGTACGCATCGATCTTCTCGCAAAGCTGCATCGCAGCGTTCTTGAGGGCCATCGACTCACGGGCTTCACCCAAGTCACGGATTTTGACGAAGTCGCCCCAACCCATGCTGGCACCGAAGACAGTATTTAGTTTGTATTGTTCCGAACCGAAGATCGAATCCTGCACACCAGCGGTGAGGTCATTAACACCAGAGGTCGTTTGGGTCACGACATAGCGAGGACCAACCTGCTCGACAACAGTCAAGCCATTTCGGTCGTTCATTTCAGAGTCAAATTTACGCCACGTCACGAGGTCCTTCGAGACGAGGTTATTTTGGAAGATCGCGGCAAACGAATTAAGGACGAGTTTTGCTTGATCAACCGTTACAGCAGCAACAGCCATTCTATATTCCTATATATGTGAGTTATCTCCTTGCTCGCGTGTCAAACAACTTAGCGGCAAAGATGTCAAGGTCATCCTCATCATCAGGAAGCGTAGCCGTGGCACCTTTATTAATTACTTTAGGTGGTTCAGGAGCTTTACTGACACGAGGTCGAGCCCGAGCCTTTTCTGCTGCTTCTTCAACGAACTTATTCTCGATACGTCCTAGGGCTAGTGTAGCCTTCCTTGCACCAAGATTAATGATTCGTTTAGCTTCATCAGGATTATTGCTCAGGTAGTACAAGACATCCGTACCATAATCCATACTCATGAGTGTTGTCGAGAGGTACTCGCCATAGTTAGGGTCAAGTCCAGAAAAACTATTGATTAGAGTCTCAGATTTTTCTTGGAAATCGGGGTAACGCTCCCGTGCGGGGTCTAACTTTTGGTTCCATTCAGACTGCAATTGTTGACGTGCAGCTACGACTTTGTTCTGCTCAGCCTCACGGGCTTCACGAGCTAGGAGTTGTTGTCGTTCTACAATAAGAGTATGGCGGGTAAGATCACTAATATAACTAGGATCGAATACGCCTAACGGGTACTTCTCCGTACCGTCAGCATTGAGTTCGTCTGGTTGTGGACCAGCAGGTACATCAGGGACTACAACAGGTGTAGGCTCAGGTTTGGGTTCTTGCTTTGGAACTTGCGCAGCTTCTTTTTCAGCGAGCCGTCGCTCCGTTTCACGAAGTTTTGCGTTGAGTTCACGAATCCGGTCTTTAGCGGTTTTCTTTACAGGTTTAGGTTCGGGGTCTGGCTCAGCTTCAGCCTCTTCCTCTCCTTCTTCCTCCAGATCAGCCTCTTCAAGATCATCTTCTTCTGGTTCTTTTTCCTCTGTAACGTCAGGGGTAGACGGAGCAACTTCTGTTTCGGTTTTAGGTTCTGGAGCTTTGCCTGTGAAAAGTTCATCGGCGAATGCGTCAAGATCAACCTCGACTTCTGTTGGAGTTTCAATACTCATATATAAGGTTTCGGTCCTTTAACCGTTTGCGGTAGTTGGTTGCGGATTAGTCTCTTGTCCACCACCGCTTGGAGACAGAGAGGCCGGAAGTCCTTGAGCCGTTTGGTTCAATGGAACTGGTTTAGGCAAGGCAGGAGGTGCAGAAGCAGCGGCATCTTTACCTGCTACTGTGGCACGACCCGCACCTTGCGCTAGAGCTGTTTGTGCAGCATGAGCTGCAAGAAGGTGTGAGCGATTCCCTTCAACACGTTGAATATCGTGTTCGTCAAGCTTGGTTGAACTTGCAAGGATTTTACCAATTGCATCC